GCGGTCATTGACATGCGAAAGATGAAAACCTGACACGTCGTGGTTTAACTCTTAATAAGTAAGACCCAGGAGTGAGGAGGTTATTTCGTTATAAATAAAACCGCCTAGTTAAAAATAAGACGAAGAACTCGAGGTTCCGATCTTATTATTTACCGAATATACTTAATCTACATTTGAGAAGATCCAGAGGAAAGAAGATGACAACCAACGAGCAAAAGGTTTTTACACGCTCAGACCTCGGGGCTGCTATTACCATCCTTGATAGTACCGAGGGATGGACCAAGGCATATCACCCTTTCTTAGTGGACGGGGTGAACAAGGTTTATCCGATATACAGTCGGGTAGATGGGGAAGTTGTAAAATATGGAATCACTCCGGGGGGTAGGCGAGGTGCTCTTCATATTCTGTATGGAGAAGATGTCCCTGGGGCCTCCATAGCATTTGTGTACAAGTCTATAACTAAACTGAAGATCCCGAATTATAGGGTTGCAGCGTCGATTGCGGGGGCATGTGCCAGAGCAAAGAATATTGATCTTGTTACAGGTGAACATTTGAACATCGGGAACATCCTATCTGTCCTTATGCACTTCCCGGGGCTAGAGACTGTTACAGCAGAATACCAGGCCAACCCGGACCCTGATGTGGAGTTCGTTGGGGATGTTGAACAGCAAGGGACCGTTACTACGGTCAAGGGAGACTTCAACCCTCCAGTGGTTGCATCGACAGGGGAAGCTATCTGTACACGAGCAGAGATGGTGACTCTTGCCTATTACGTCCTCTTAATGATAAACAAGAACTTGGATGGACCTGGAAGTGATGAGCACCATAAAAACTTTACTGATGGACGGTTGAAGTCCTTCCTATTCACCACAGTTGGCGGGGCTACATGCGATCATACTCAGCTTCCATCAAGGGTTACTGGTGCTCTCTTGATGAGTAACAAGATGGCCCATTATCCCAATTTGAAGACATCTATCTTCACACTGTTGCTGGCATCTGGGAGCCCCGAGGCTGTCCATGCTAAGGGCATACTGAAGGATACATCGATGACACCGTTTGTAATGGTGGATGAGTTCATAGCCGCTGACGAGTTGACATTACTCCATCTTGTCCCAGCAGTGGTAACTGAACTTTTAAAATTCATCAGCCTCAAGAAACGAGTAATGGAGAAATTTGGAGAATTCTGGCCGTTCTACAAGCTACTTGAGCCTCGTGGAACAGAATCGTCTCTGAAGGCTTATAAAGAGCTGACTAAGGCCTCCCTTGCCTGGAAACTTGCCAAAGGCGAGATGACCATCGCATCCTACAAGGGGGCACAATTGTACGAAAGATATAAAACCCTAGCTCTGACACCTATTCCTGACGAGATGAAGTCCAGCTCCACCATGACAGTCTGGGAGGGTATAAGGAAGCTCCAGCAAGCTGGATATTACACTGCTATTGACCTGGAGGCAGCTAAAGGAGTTACATGCCTGGGGCCGTCTAACCAAACATCAAGCACTTCTAATGTTTAATCCACTATATTACACCATCTGCTACATAACGATTGAGGAACTCTCATAACATTATTAAATGTATCCATTATTGACTAATCCCTTTGTAAACTTTAGAAAAAACCGCTTAGTAACAGATCAAAAATGGCTTTTTATTTTGGACCTGTTATTGACTGGCAGGATTTTCTGTCTTTTTACTGGTTGCACTGTTTTTTTGTAGTTATTATAATTTTTATATTAGGTTTAGTAGTCTCTCTATTGAGAGGCCTGACTCGAGAAGTCAGGGAACCCGCATGGTATGCCCAGTGGGTTAGAGAGTCAAAGTCTAGGAAAAGATAGGGCAAAATACCCTTACGAAATCCTCAGTTATGTGATAATAGGTTAGTTGTTCTTATAAAAAACCCGCTAGTAACAAATGGACATGGCTCTCCAACAGGGTAATGAATACTATATCTCCGACGATGATTCCGACGGTGGCCCTGATCTCTTCATTCCGATATCACAGGTGGATACCCTTAGGGAGATGGGATTCTTACCAGTTTCCTACGGGCATTATTCGAAGATCAGGAAAAATTTCCTGAACGAGTTTTACATGGCTTGGGCAATGGCAGGAACATACTCGGCAATTGTAAAGACAAATCCTAGTCTGTCAGCGTTGGATATCTTGAGTGATATAGAAATCGAGAAAGTGGGCTCTTGCATAATGAGTGACGAGGGTATAATAGGTTGCATCCTGTTAGACGACCCAAGGGCAATAAACACATTCAAAGATCTGTGCTCGGGAAGGGGACTTTTTGAAATTGTTGCAGACCACTACTCAGAGGTAAACATGCATGAGGTGTCTTCTATGGCTCCCTTCTGTAAGGACAAGAACGATGCGAAAAGCTGGACCAACTGGACTTCAACATCTAGAAGTAGGCCAAACTCTGTCAAGATAAACTTTGAACCTCTAGAAAGCATCAACAGCTTCACCGTCATAATGGAGATAAGAGCAAAGCTGGACTTGGTATCAGGTGCAAGCTTTGATCTTGACATTTTGGACAAAGGAAAAGTGTGCAGTCCGGTTGACATTAGGCCTAAAGCGAAGGTGTCGGAGGTGCAAGAGGTGCCCACGACGTCATACCTGCCATCTGCTCCCAGTCCGTCTGTGACTCAGCCTGCGGTTCAGAATAGGCAAATAACAAACAATGATTTCCAGAAAGAATTCGTTCCTACAGGACATGTAACAGAGGTCGAGAGTTTTTTTAACTACATCATGGAAGTTCGTGCATCTCCTTCCACTCTAGGCTGCGGACTCATGAAGTATTCCCCGGAGTTCATATGGAGTTTCGCATTGTCAAATTGTGTTCAGGGCCATGCACCGAGCTGGGCTAGGAATGCTCCTGTGCTGGAGTTAATAAGTAGGTTGAACGATTATTGTATCCACTCCATCAAAGACGAGGGAATGTATAGTAGGGAGATGTTAGGGACTAAAACATACGTTGACTCCAGCACTCTGAGTGAGACAATGGAGTCATTGAAGTCATCTCAAAAGAGAGAGTCTAAGGCCATTTTGAACGTAGAGAGTATGATGAAGGAATTACTTGCCCACATCAAGTCTGGCGAGAGGTCGATACCCATGGCTGCCCTGCCCACGGTCTCAGCAGAAGACAAACCGCTCTTTGAAGCCGAAGGGCAAAGGAATCCACAGGTCACTAAAGAACCCACTGGCATTGTTTTTATACCTCCACCACCGGTATAGATTTAGCTTACAAATGATAATCAAGGTTCTTTTATAAAAAACCCGCTAGTAACAAATTCTCCATTCCTCCAGTAGTTTCAGTATTCAGAGAAAATGGCGGCCTTTGCTCTCTTATTGGTTATCACTTGTTCGATTGTCAAAGCATCATGGGGAATAACGGCTTACGATTGTGGTCTGCCCCAGATAAACCTCACTTCTATCTCTTTAGTATCCACCCCTATCTGTACTCCGGATGTCGATCAGACCACCTCAAGGAAGGTCCGAGTTGCAATAACTCAAAATAGGCTGACGCAGGATATAAAATATATGAGATGTTCAGTTTCTACTACCAACCTCCTCTACAGGTGCGGAAAAACTATCGATACTTTCCATGACGGAGGAATATTCTCTGATGAAATCAAGGTCAGCCGCGAGGAATGCCAGGACATAGTAAACAAGGGTATTTATCGAATGTTCACAGCTAACGGAGCTATTGATATAACAATCAAGGCAGGCGTGACCAAGGTTTCAGTGACTACTCGTGGGGAGATACGTGGAGGATCCTGCACGCCCGGAAACTCGCTTGAGCGGAACGGAAGATTTTATGACAGACCAGTGGTCCAGACGGAGATTGTAGTGAGGTACTCGACAGGAATTGGGATCGCTGATATCGAAGATAAAACCATAGCAATCGAGTCGATCAAGTTTCCGATCAGTCAAGAACAAGGTGTTGATGCAGATCTGGGGCACATCTTCTGGAAAATCCCAACACCCGATTGCTCTGGTCAGGACTCGAAAAGTCTGGTATACGAAGGTGTCGCAGAGCTTGTCCAGGATAACTCTAACGGTCATCAACTGGTTCAGGTGACCCATTCGGGGTACGATTTTCAGATATTGATTGAGAATAAGACAACCTACATCTGTGGTCTTCTGTCCCATTACACTGAGCATCCAAAACTTTTCCTCACACTGTTGTCCGAAGATCAACCGTCAATGAGGATTGAGAGTAAGGTGGGGCCTCGAGATGTGAACATGCTCAACTACATCAATTCTAAAATCGTGTATGCATTTAGACACATTAGAGCTAACGTGATAGACTTGTATAGAATGTTCAAGAATGATCGATGCCAGACCAATAATCGGATCACAAAGAATTTGATGACCCTGGCACTTCTTTCACCGAAAGAGTTTGCATTCGCATACGGAGGTCCAGGTTGTACAGCAGTTACCAGAGGGGAGGTGGTTTACCTTGCCAAGTGCCCCCCAGTATCCGTTCTCCCAAACAGAGCAGAGAAGGGGTGCTTCAATGAACTTCCTGTGAGTTATAAAAACTCTAGTTACTTCATGAGTCCTAGGAGCAGAATTCTCCTCAAGGTAGGCACACCTGTAGACTGCCTAGCGGATATGAGGCCTAAGTATCGGTTGAACGACAAGTGGTTCTATAACACCCCAGACGGCTTGTCAGAAACAATACCCCCAAAAACAATATCTGTAGAGCCTTTGAATTTTGAGTTTGTCGATAGCATCAAAGTCAGAGAGGGAATGTATGATTCAGACTTGGTAGAGAAGTATCAGAGAACGATAATATCACCTGTCGTTCGTGACATAATTACAACAAGAGTGGTAAATGCAATATCCGGGGATAACGCTTTGCCTGATGGGTACCAATTGTCATACGCTTTCAATCCTGTTGATTATGGAAAAATAAAAGAAACGGTTGGCGGTTTCTGGTCGAGTTTCTCTGACAAGGCTAAGGATTCAGGAAGTTGGTTTGGGTTTTTTATCATGATTTTTGCAGTATATAAGTGCATCGTATACACTCTAGGATGCTTGTTAAACTTCAGAGAGCTTAAGAGAGAAGTCGGGTGTTTATTGGCAATCCCCCTCTGCCTAGTTGAAGCCATAACAAATCTTGTCCTCCATAACAGAATACTGAAGAGTTTCCGTCAGCCAAAGCCTGATGCAGAGGAGGAAGAAATGGAGGATTTAAAAGCTACTGATCCACCTACAGTAGTTATTCACAACCTCTAAATTGGGGGTCTAGAAATTTAGCCTTTAGATATAGGTATGGTCACAGGACCCATATATCCCGTCTCCTCGATAAGATACATTATAACAATACTAACAATATGGTACAATCTATAAAAAACCCGCCAGTAAAAAAATGGAATATTTAAGATGCCCAGAATGCAAATTCCGAATCAAAGTTTCTGTGGTTCCAATGGATGAGAGCTCTCCATTGGAATGTCCGAATTGCAAGCTTGTTTTTTCGATAGTTCTACAATAATTTTCGTAAACCGAGTTTAGTTTGTTTTTTTCGATCCTTTTAGTATTCTGTAGATGTAAAAAACCCGCCAGTTAACAATTGTTAATACTGAGTAAAAATGGAGGAAAACGACTTTGATTCCCTGGGTCAATTCGCCTATGAATCCCTTGCTATGTTTGCTGACATAGGGGTGAAAGAGAAGAAAAAAAGGCGGGTTTTTTCTTGTATCCCAGGTCATTTGTCTCAACCTATCTACGGAATGGAGGTAGACATGATGCTAGGGGGCATGGACAAGTGGCATTGTGCACGGCACAGGAGGATATACAAAAAAGTTAAACATTGCTCTTCATTTAGGAACGAATCTGACCCTTATGGCTTCCTGCAAGATTGGATAGAGAGCGACATTATTGATTTTTCTAAACTGAGATCAAGGTTGTCTATACTGAAAGAGTCATGCAACAACTTCGAATATCAAAAACTTGCCCATTGTTACCCCTTGAGAAGGTTGGTCAGAGCTGAGGTGACGCAGGAAAACTGCAAGGGTTATATCAAGGGGGCAAAGAAGATCATAGACGACTTAGAAAATGACCTGAGAACAATGATGAAAGTGGAAAAACTGAAAGATAACATTTGCTTTCGTGACATCCAGATGGGGGATTTCATGGACTATCGAGGATGCCACTTTGAGAGGGACCTCAGCATTATCAACTTCCGAGGGAGAAATGTCCTGTTTCCAACTAGTCTGGTCCTATGTGTCGCCGATAAATGTCAATCACTTTTTGGATTGAAACTATACTGGAAACTCACAGATTTGCTGAATAGATATCCGAGGCAGTCTATTTACGAAACCGGAATGAGATTATACAAGGATTTTAGAAAGCTGAGGTCGAGAAAAATGGAAGGTTTTTATGGGTTTTGTGCATCGTTTGAACCGCTGATAGTAGGGCACACCATTGCGCGTCCTGATGATCAAGGTTACAAGGATCTATTGGAGCACCAGTCTCAGGAGATGCAATCATATTTGGACAGTACAGGGCTGGGTATTAGTCTGTCTAGATTTTTGCCTCCCGATGATGCCAGTGAGGTGGAGATAAGAATGTGGCTAGAGTTGACAGGCATGGTCAAGATCATGGGATATCCCATCTTAAAGGAAGAAATGCTCCTGGACCAACAGAGGGAATATGGGGTTTATGCACATCAAGATTTCAATGATGAAACCATGCAAGATATACACGGGGTCATGGTTCGGGACTTTTGCATTCAGTACAGAGACAAAAGGGGAAGATATCCTAACTTCTCCTATTGTCCAGAGGATATTTATAAATATGTTAGTAAAGATAAACTGATCCCCCCCCAAGTAATGCGAGATTACAGGACTTGGTCCCAGGTAAGGTTCGAAAAAACTTTAGAATTCGATTATTCGCCTGATTTGTCCGATGTTACCAAGGATTCTGCTGCTGCCCTTAAGAAGAGTCAATGGCCCAACTTGTTTGACGAGTGTGCTTTCAGGTACCATTACGGTAAGCCATCCCCCTACAGACCTGACCCTGGAGAATCGATAACTCGGGTTATTGACGCTTTCTTGAAAGCAGAACAGGACCTGGTGAGAAAGATTATCCGGAAGCGGGAAAACAACGAATATGATGAGGAAGACCACATTGCTGTACAATGTGGAAAAGAGATGGAACATAAAGAGGACACTGGGAGAGCTTTCACCAAACAGACCCCGAATCAAAGGTTTTTCCAAGTTACACTGGAGCTCAACACAGCAGAACATATATTTAAATTTGTTCCCGAACAATCTATGACAGACGGTGAAGTAGCTCTTGCGAATAGGCAAATGAATCAATACAAAAGTCTGGGAGGGGATACTGACTTCTTTAATTGTGACCTTAAGAAGTGGTGCCTAAACTTCAGATGGGAATGCGTCTGGAGGGCGGGGAGAATGTATGATGAACTCTTTGGCCTCAATGGCATTTATGAGCAATCTCATAACTTCTTCCTTCATTGTTACACATTTTGTAACTCTCGTCTTTGTCCCCCGGATTACGACTCAGGGGGCACTCCCCTGAATGGTCCATTTTTTATGGACAATTTTGCAGGAGGATACGAAGGAATGCACCAGAAGAAGTGGACTCATATTGCTGTTGCTACCATCAAACTCGCCTTAGAACGATCAGGCTGCAAAGGAACTATGATGGGCCAAGGAGACAATCAGATCGTAATAATACACTATACCAAAGAGCAGCTTCCGAGGAGGGAAGAAGTGAGAGCTCGATTTATGCAGCAGTGTGAATTACTGTTTAGGGATACAGGCCACACACTGAAAAGGCGAGAGACATGGTATTCGTCTAAGCTTCACGAGTATGGCAAGGTTAGGACCTACAAGGGTGCCACTATATCTCAAGGGACGAAAAAAGCTACAAAACTAGTAGCAGATGTGAACGACGGACTATTTGCACATGATTCAGGCCTGTCAACTACCAACACTCAGACAGAGGCCATAGCTAAAGGCACCCAGAACCCAGATGTTGCATTCATGATCAATCAAATTCTAATCTCGAACTTCTTGGATAGAAAAGACCTAATATGGGGATCTGGGAGAAGCAAGGCTTACAACTGTCGACTTCTGCTGAGTTTCCCTACGGACTTTGGGGGAATTCCTCTCTCCACTTATCACTCGCATGCTGTGAGAGGGCACGATGACCCTGTCACCCTTTGGTTGTCAATCTACAAGGTGTATGAGTCGTACAATAGGGACCTTTACAGGGACGTTATGAGGATAATCAAATTGACACCGAGCGGGGGACTTGAGTGCAGTGATTGGACTAGACTGATAGAGGACCCCAGAGCTTTGAGGATCAGAACTTTGCCAACGGCGAATCGAGAAATATCAGAAATATCCCTAAGGTACCTAAAGTCTGACGAGGTAACAAACCCGGCCATACGGAGACTCTATGAATCCAATCAGTCAACTGAGTACAGCATCTTAGTTTCTCACCTAGCAAAGATGACTCCTCTTTATGCGTCATTGGCAAACGTTATCCTTAAGGATAGTAATGCAGGGATAGGGAAGAGTCTTCAATCAAAATTCACTAATATAAAAACTATAGAAAAGTCGGCTCAGAAGTTCAGCGAAGTGTCGCTTACAAAGTTAGTTGCAGAGTGCAATCTCTTGTACAGCAAGGAGCTGAAGGCAAGATGCATGAAAAACAAAGAACGAGAGAACATCAAGGTCATGGGTTTTTCACAATGTCCTACTGCTGTAGCCGAACAAATGAGAATCAATCACTGGAGCAAGGAGTTGGTCGGGTCGACTAAGCCATGTCACATTTCTCAAGTAGTGCTAAAGTCAATGGATGACTGCACCGACGAAGAACTAGGGAAGAGCATCTTGATCAAGCTGTCCCGTGACATCAGAGAGGGGGACTGCAACAAAGGGTTATGTTCATTCGGACCTTACAAGGGTTACGTCGGGAGCAAAACCCAGGTCAAGACAAAGCATGCATCCATCAATATATCCAATAACAATAGTTACACAAAGGGTCTGAAGTCTCTAGGAAGAACAAAAACATGGATGGAGCTACTTGGGAATACCAACTTAGCTAAACTCTGCAATGACCTTATGGAAGAGAAGATGATTGACCTTAGCGAGATTGTTACCCAAGAGCAGCTCAAGGATGTCCACGATACCGTTATATCTGGCAACCCATTTCATAGGCTTGTTTCTCAAGTGGAATCGACATCATCTTCTATAAATGGGATGATTACTCTGACTTCTCACTTCCACCAGACATCTAATCTCATGCAGGGTATGACTTCGGAGGGGGAGGATCATAGAATATTTTTTCAATATATCTATTCAGCAGATATGGCTTGTATATTATCTATTGCCGGAGAACAAGAGCTCCCTCCCATGATATGTGCCATTTTCGAGTGTGAAGAATGCACGATAGTTCTGCCCGACCCAAAATTCGATTTCCCAGAGGTGACCTTGCCGAGTGTTCCTTCTAATTACATCGGGACGCCATGTGCAGGCGAAGAATTCTCAACTTATGATTTCGACGACGCCTACTCGAAATGTCTGGGTATTGAGATAGCTCTGAATGTGGACGAGAACTTCAAAGTAAATCACGGAAACAGGAACTATAGTAGTGAGGATATTCATATTGTGAAGACCAAAATTTCGATAAACGACTTTAAGAGGTGTTCACTATTCGTAATCATAGGAGCAATTGTTACCAACAGCGACCACTGCCGAAATTTGATAGTTGAGAACAGGTCTGATTTAACTGATATAGGAAATGACCTCTCATTCAGCGGTTTTGCAGATTTAATCTTGGAGTCAGGAAAAAGAACAGAACTATTTTCAATATTAGGGCGGGATGTCTCAGAGCACACAATGGTTACACGGGCAGAGCGATTATCTGCCTACATCTCTAGGAATTTGAACTTGTTTTTCTTGAACCACCACAACAACATTCGCCAGATCGTGCTGCCTATCGAGTTCAGGGGCCAGAGACACGAGCTACCGTGGAACATCAAAGAATTCCGTCGATTTACATCTATGATGACTGCATTGAGGATCCCCTACAATCGGCGATCATACATAAGTGCAGTTAGGAAGGGCAACATAGCAGCTATACTTAGCGCTCTAGAAATAGAGGCTGTTCGTGTCCCTGTTTTCCGGTATGAAGTAGTCAAACATTGGCGTAGGCAGCAAGTGCACGGTTCGACTGTGGTGGTTTCAGTTGAAAGAAATATGGACGTGGACTCGCTAAGGTTCCCGCTAAGTGAAATTTGCTCTCACTATAACATAGCTCTAGAGTACAAGCTTTCAGCCACCATAAACAGAGAGGAATTGTCTTTTCTTTGCCGGCCAATTCTTTCCCTATCATCAGCCGCATCTAAGTACTGGGAATGCCTGTCTGCTATGGCATCAGTCCTCAGCATAAAGACCGATCCATCTGTAGATCAGTCGTATTTCTGTTGCCTCGCGGAGGGATCAGCAGGACTACTTGCTTCTCTTCTAGACGGTTTCCCCTACCATTTGGGGATGTACAATAGCAAAATGGATCCAGACATAGACAATCGGGATATTGCCAACGACACAGATCCTCCTGCCGTAGTTGCATCCAATAACATGCACAGAATTGTGCATCGAGAGCTGAGCCGAGGTGAGACAGACATCACACAGCCCAGATTTCTTGAAAAGTTGAGATTAGCACTTCGGGGGAAAAGGATATCTCTGCTTACTATGGATGCCGAGAGCATGGAGAGGAATGACAATGATATTCACGTTGAGAACCTCATGCCTATAGTTTATGAATCAGATGTTGAGCGGGCAATCTTTAAGCTTTTTCTTTCTTCAGGCTTAAGAGACCGAGTAAGAGAAATCATGGACAACTACGCTGATAAGTACCAGTGGTGCTTATATAAACCTATCAGTAGCAACCCATGTGGGCACGAGATATTCTTGTTGGTCGACAAGCACGGAACAACACCCAATATACGACTGATCGATGAGATTTACCCGACTATAGAGGGATACATGTTACCCAATCCTAGACTGAGTGAAGAGTCTTTTGGGTCATATGTTCATGCTTCTAGAATAATCTACCACCTGCTAAACTCGACATTTAGAAATGCAAGTCCTACTCACGGAGATAGACCTATCGACCAATACTCTTGTGGGCTTATCTGCATCCACAACCTATATAACATCTGCAACAAGATCCAGACGTGTGAGGCAGAGGTACTTCTGACGAGTTCTAGAATCTTAATGAGAGGAGGAGGGAAGGTCAATCAGATCTTCCGGATGCTGCACGACCTATTGTTCTTGCTCGTTCATTTCTCCAGCAGATGTTACGGGCTTTATGGGTCTGTCCGAGTGCTGGAACATTTGACAGTAGATAAAGAGAGGGTTGCACAATTAGTTTCCGGTGGAGCAATATCATCAGTGTTAATCGTCTCGCTAGAAGAGGGATTATTCTTCAAGAGTTGGTCAGACGCGAAATTCTTCCTTCGGCATTATCATAGAGGGAGCTGTTTGTGCTCTAGAACAAATAATAAGCCTATACCAAGGACTCCGGGAGTGGTTAGCCGGCTGTTGGACGACCTCAAACTTCTAAACTATATAGATCGATCTGAGTATGGAAATATTTTCCGAACATAGATCAGTGTGTCTATGTTT